GCCAAAGCACACGCGGACCGGCTCGGCAAATTGCGCGGGCCCGGCGTCGTGCGCGCAATTACCGCGGTCGTTTTCGCCGCGGCGCAGGACATTGCGATTGACGCCGCCCGGTCGATCACGACGGGGGCGACGAGCGGCGCAAAGCACGAGGCATCCGAGCCCGGCGAGGCGCCAAACGCCGATACGCACGTGCTCGACCGCAGCATAAACGCCACCGTGACCGCCCCGCTAAAGGCCGAGGTGACGGCCGACGCCCCGTACGCCGCGGCGCAGGAATTCGGCGACGAAAAGCGCGGCCTCCCCGAGCGCCCTTACCTGCGCCCGGCGACCGAGCGCGGGCGCCCCGCGGCGGTCAAGCGCATCCGTGACGCCGTGCAGCTTGTGGTCGCGCGCAGTGGCTCGTGACGCCTCCCCCTATATCCGCCAAGCGGTCGTCGCGCGCTTGAAGGCTGCTATTTTCAACGGCGCCCCCCTTCCCGCGGAATCGGTCTATCCTGCGAAGGCGCCACCGGACGCGCCTTATGAGAAAATCCAATACGGGCAGCCCGTGACTACGCCATACCTCGCCGGGTGCTTAGACGGCACGACGACGACCTTTGCCGTCCATTCGTACGCCGAGACGAGCGGAGAGGGCGAGGACACGGTGGGCGGCGAGCGCCGCGCGCACGACCTCGCCGCGTGGGCCGCGACCGTCTTGGGAGGGGAGGACGTGCACGGCCTAGCCCTCGACCTGCAGGCGACGAGCGACTGCCCGTTTCCGGCTACCGCGTTTTTCGAATGGACCGGCACGCAGGTTTTCGGCGATGGCGTGGGGACAGACGCGTTCCACGGAATCGCGACCTTTTCCGTCACCGTTTCAAGCTAGGGAGTTACGACCATGAAAACCGAAATCGCGGGCGCCACCTCGACCGCAACCCGCCAGCCGGTCCCGGCCGCGCCACTCGTCGTCGCGGGTAGCGATGTTGCGGCGACCGCCGAGGCCGAGAGCCGCACCGGTCCGCGCTCGCCGGTCGTGCGCTTCAAGTCGAAATTCGACTATACGTGGCCGTCGCGCGCCACGACTTGCTACCCCGCCGGCTATCAGGGCCGGATCAAGGCCGAGGTCGCCATCGCTGCCGAGGCCGCGGGCGTTCTCGAGACGCCGCTAGACGACGCCGCGGATACGCAGTAACAACCGATTTTCAAAGGGAGGCCGCAAAATGGCGCAGCCGGATATCATCAAGGGTACGTACGTCGATATTCTCATCGGCAACGGTGCGGTGCCCGAGGTTTTCACCCCCATTTGCGGCCTCACCGCTCGCACTTTCACGCAGCAGGGCAACACGAATGACGTGTTTATCCCCGACTGCGCCGACCCCGAGGACGTGCCGATTCGTCGCCTCGTACCGACCGGCAAGCAATGGGACTTGTCGGGCGAGGGCCTGCTCAATCTCGCGCAGCGCGAGCAGGTCGACGCCGCGTGGATGGTCACGGAAAACTACCGCTTTCGCATCGGCCGCCCTGTCGGCTCGGTCGTCGGCGCTGGCTATTACGAGGGCCCGGCCATGCTGACCAATATTCAGTGGGGCGGCTCGACCGGCAACGGCGAATTCGCAAGCGGCTCGCTGACCATCGCCAGCGACGGCGAATGGACGTGGACGGCGCAGGTCTAAGCCATGCAGACGCATATCGACCTGTTTTTTGCCGACGGCGAATATCGCTTTGCCCTCGGCCTCGAGCAGATCAACGAACTGCAGAACAAGTGCGGCGATGGCATCGGCGCCATTTACGCACGAGTCCTGCAGGGGCGCGTCAACGGCGACGTCGGCGTGGGGCATCCCGCGTACGCCGCATACAACCTCGCCGACCTCGACGAGACGATACGGCAGGGGCTCGTCGGGGGCCGGCAGGGGATCGTTGACGGGAAGCCCGTGACCGTCGAGCCGATGCGCGCAAACCAACTCGTCGCCAACTATCTGCCCGCGATGCCGCTCGGCAAGCGGTGGGATATGGCGGCCGCTATCCTGTTCGCGAAAATCGAAGGCTTCGAACCGGAGAACCCGGGCGATGCGGCCGACGAAACCGTGACCGAAACGGATAAAAAAAAAGCGGTCGAGCCGGATGGTTCGACTACGCCGGGGCCCTCGCCGACGCCCTAATGATGGGGATACCGCCGAGCGAGGCAAAGCGGTTGACCTATTGGGAATTCACGGCGATGCGGCACGGCTGGAACGAACGCCATAAGGCGCCCGTCGAGGGCGGCGACGTAGAGCCCCCGAGTGTTGATTTCGTGCGCGAGCGTCAAGCGGAGTTGCACGCGCTCGGGATTAGTGGGACACAGCACTAATGGCCGTTGTTGCAGACCGCGTAATCGTCGAACTCGAGGCGAAGCTTGATCGGTACGACGCCAACGTGCGGAAGGCCGAGCAGACCTTTGCGCGCGCGACCGGCGGTATCGAGAAAAACGCGGGCCTCGTCACCAAGGCGACCGGGGCGATGGGCGCGGCGCTCGGCGGGTTGTCCGCGGCCGTCGCCGCCCGTGAATTCCTGCGCCTCGCCGACGCCTCGAAATCAGTAGAGGCGCAGCTTAAACTCGCGACGCGGGCGTTTGGTACCTACGGGCAGGCACAGGCCGACGTCGAGCGAATTTCCGCCGAGACGCGTAGCGGGCTCGTCGAAACTTCGTCTCTATACGCCAGCTTTGCGCGCGCGGCGCAGACCTCGGGCAAGTCGCAAGCGGAAGCCGCCCGAGCGTCGGAAACCTTCAATAAGGCGCTCTTGATCGGGGGCGCAGGGCAGGCGCAGGCGGCCTCGGCAACCCTGCAGCTAGGGCAGGCGCTCGGCTCCGTGACGCCGCAGTGGGAGGAATTGGGGCAGGTATTTGAAGCATCCCCGCGTATTCAAAAGCTTATCGCTGACTCTCTCGGCGTCACGAGCGGCGCCCTAAAACAGCTTGTTTCAGACGGTAAACTTTCCAGCGCGCAGCTATTCGACGCGTTCGCCAACGTGAAGTTTACGGGGAGCATCGACGACGAGTTTAAGACGCTCCCCATCACGTTTTCGCAAGCGATGCAGGCCGTCGAAAACGCGGCGACGATCACGATTGGCGCCTTTGACCGAGGCGGCGAATTCTCGACGGCTATCGCTAACTTTTTCACCGACGGCGCCACCGGCTTTTCGTCGCTGTCGGACTCGGCCGAGCAGTTTGGCGCCGACACGCGGGCGGTATTGGCCGGGCTCGCAAACGTGTTCGACCCGCTCGAGGTTAGCGGCAATGCCGTGTTCGACGCGCTTGGCATCAAAATCTTTAGCGTAAGCGAGCAAATCCGTTCGTTGCTCGGCAGCTTCGACCGGGTAAGCGCCTTTGCTGCGGCGGGTGCGAATTTCATCAACGCCCCGGGCAACGCCATACGCCGCGCGCAGGGGCAGGCCACGACGACCGTTACCGGGTCGGACCTGGCCGGGGATTTCGACCGCGGGCAACGCCGCTCGTCGGCACGCTCGCGTCGGGAAGCATCGGCTCGTCGTCTCGAGGGGCAAGGATTCATCGTCCCGCGCAACGCCGACGGGACCGTGAATGAAGCGGGCATTCGTCGCCGCCCGACCGCGCCCACGCCCCCCAAGCCCGCGGCGGCGGGCAGCGGCGCCAAGCCAAAGAAAGGCCCCAAGGGCCCCTCGGCGGAAACGCTTGCCAATCGGGCCGAGGCGGCCGCGCAAAAGGGGTTGCGCAACGACGAGTCGTACGAGCAGGAAAAAGCCGCGCTCAACCGCGACCTACTGCGCGCGCGCCGTGCCACGGTCACGGCTGCCGACCAAATCGCGGCGTTCGAATTGCAGGAGATCGAAGCGGCCCGCCTGCGGCAGAACGCGGCGTACGATTCCGAGGTTTCGCAAAAGAAACTGACCGAGGCCCGGGCGGCCGAATTGAAGGCCATAAACAACTCGGTCGCGGCCGAGCAGGCAAAGGCCGTGCGCCTCGCGGAAACCGAGCGCAAGGCGCGGGAAGCCGTAGCGCTCGCGCAGGGCGACCTCGACAATCAAACCGACCTGCTCGACGCGCAGGGGGCCCTAACCGATTCCATCGGCGAGCGCCGCGACGTCTCGCTGCGGCTGCTCGACCTCGCCAAGCAAGAGGAAAAGCTACGGCTCGACGCCATCCTTGCGAGCACGCAGGCCAGTGAGACGGAAAAGGAAATCGCGCGTCGTCGCCTCGCCGTGCTCGACGAATTGTACGGCGCGAAAAAGGCCGGCATCGAGCAGGACGCCGAGGGCCCGCTGGCGCGGCGCTCGCGTGAATTGGAAAAGTCGCCCGAGGATTTGCGCCGCGACGCCGAGCAGATCGTGGTCGACCAACTCGACGAGGTGCAGGACGGGATTACGAACGCCCTTGCGAGCAAGCTTGGCACCAAAAATAAGGCGATCACGGCAATCCTCGACCTGTTCGTGCAGCAAGTCATTATGAAGCCGATAACCGAGGCGCTTTCCGGCGCGGGCAAGGGGAAGGGCGGGGGCGGCTTTTTTGGCACGCTGCTAGGAAACATCGGCGGCGCGGCAGCATCGGGCAGCGTGCCGTTCGGTAAGTCGTCGGTCGGAAGCTTCCTCGGCGGGCTGTTCGGTGGCAAGCGCGCGTCGGGCGGCCACGTGAATGCCGGCCGGATTTACGAAATCAACGACGGGGGCGGAACCGAGGGTTTCCAGCCGTCGGGCTCGGGAAAGATCATCCCCCTCGGGCAGATGAACCGCGCCGGCGGGGGCGGGGGCACGAGCCTTAGCCTATCCGTCGCCGTCGACAACCGCGGGAGCGTCAACCCCGACGGGTTCGCCGATGAAATCGCCGCTCGCGTGCGTAAGGAAACCGTCGGCATCGTGACGACCGCGGTAAAGAGCGTCAACAAAGGCGTGCCCTCTCGCGTCGCGCAATTCCAACGGGACGGCATATAATGGCGCTCTATCGTGAGTCCTATATTTTCCGGCTCGAAACCGACGATCCGGCGATGTTTTGGACGGGGCACGGCGACCTGCTGCTGCCAGCCGACCTCGTGCTGCCCGAGCCGTCCATAGCGCTAGGCGGCGGCGACCTTTTGGACATGCCCGACCTCGAGCAGCTTATAAACGGCACCTCTCAGCCGGTCGAAATCACGCTGTCGGGCGTCTCGGAACGAACGATACAGTTTGTCGCGGTCGAGGCCGCGCAGGTGCAAGGCGCGGCCGCCTATATCGGGCGCATCCAATTCGACGAAGATTGGCAGCAGCTAGGCCCGGTGGTTTGGGAATGGACGGGCGAGGGTCGCGGGCTCACGGTCGGCGGCGAGGAAGGCGAGGACGGCCGCACCCGGTCTATCACGCTCAAACTGGCCGCGGGCGATACGACGCGAAGCCGCGCGCCCCTCTCCTTTTTCACCGACGCAGACCAACGCCGAGACTTTCCCGACGACGGGTTTTTTTCGCACGTCGCGGGCATCAACTCGGGCACGAGCCGGCGATGGGGGCCGCGATGATCGACCTCGGCGAATGGCTGCGCGAGGGGCTTTCCCGGCGGCGCGAGGCGGGCGCGTGGGACTGCTGCGCCTTCCCGGCGGCGTGGTCGCTTGCGCAGGGCACGGCCGACCCGATGGCAGCATGGCGCAGCAGCTATTCGACCGACGAGGGCGCCGAGGAAATCTTGGCGCGCGAGGGCGGGCTTGCGGGCATATTCGGCGCGGGGCTCGAGTCCGTCGGATGGCAGCCGCACGAGGGCGAGCCGCAGGCCGGCGACGTCGGCGTGATTGCCCTTCTCGACGACGAGGCCGGCGCGATATACACGGGGCGCCGTTGGGCGTTCGTCGCGACGCGCGGCCTCGGTTTCGTTTCGCTCGAGCCCGAAGCCATTTCGCATATTTGGAGGCTTCCCGCTCGTGGGTAAATCGCTCGGCACGATCCTTGCCATTAGCGCCGCGATTGCGGTCAACGTAATCCCGGGGGTGGGGCAGGCCCTTTCGGCGGTCATCGGCTCTACGCTCACGAGCGCAATTTTTGCGTCAATCACGATTTACGGCGTGCAGGCCGGCGTATCGTTGGTCGCCGGCTCGTCGGTCCCGAAGCCCGACACGACCGAGACGGCGATAAAGACCGCGCGACCGCCCCGGGTTTCGGCCTATGGTCGGTCGCGGCTCTATGGCGCCTCGGTGCTCTACGAGACGGCAAGCAATAGCACCGCGGTTGATGTTTACGCAGTGCACGAAGGCAAGATTGATGGCGTCGAAATGCACTATCTCGGCGACGACCCCGTGACCTTGACCGGCACGAGCGTAAACCCCGGCAGCGACGGGCGGTATAAGGGCGGTGCGGTCGACCTCATTACGACCGACGGCAGCGTGCCCGGCGCGGGGTTCCCGCAGGTGACGGCGCTTATCCCCGAATGGTCGGGCCGCGGCGACGGCGTGGTGGGGATGGCGTTGCTCGCCAAGAGCGTGAAGGCCGACCAATTCCAAGAGGTTTACCCGCAGTCGGCGGTTCCCGTCCCCTCGATTGTAGCGCGGTGGCAGCGTTGCCCCGACCCGGCCGCAGCCGACCCGCTTGACGAGAACGGGTGGACGTGGACGGAAAACCCCGTGCGCCAATTGCTGCATTACAAGCTTGTGCGCGAGGGGCCCCGCCCCGCCCGGCCGCGGTCGTTTCCCGGCTACGCGGCTGCGCTGGCGACGCTGCGCGCGGCATGGTGGGCGCGCAAGATTGCGCCGACGCTGCAGTATTGGATTGACGCAGCGGCCGATTGCGATGCCCCCCGCGCGCTTAAAGCGGGAGGTACCGAGGCGCGCTACCGCTCGGCCGTGGCCCACAAGCATACCGACGACCACAAGGGCCCGAACGCCGCCCTGCTCGCGACCTTTGACGGCTGGCTATCGCCGCGCGCCGACGGGGCCTTGGTCGTGTATTCCGGCCGCACGTACGAGCCCGACCCGGCCGACTTGATCGGTACCGAGGAAATCGTTTCGTACACGTGGGAGGGCGGCGGGGTCGACGATTCCGAAGCGGTCAATGAGGTAATCTGCTCGTATATTTCTGCCGAGCACGACTATAATTCGGTCGAGTGCGACGCGTGGCGCGACGAATCCGATATTACGCAGCGGGGCAAGGTACTTTCGTCGCCGCTCGACGTGCAGGTGCCGAGTAACGGGCAGGTGCGGTACCTCGCGAAGCGGCTTATGGCGCGCAAGAACACGCCCGACCGCGGCAGCGTCTCGACGAACATCGCCGGACGAAAGGCGCAGGGCAAACGCTTTATACCGCTGCACCTCGAGGAAGCCGGGACGGTATTCTACTCAGGGCCGGCCGAGATTATCGCGCTCACCCGCAACGTGCGCGGGGGCGTGACCTTCCAATGGGTCGCGGTCGATCCCAATGTTGACCTATGGAACGCGGCCACCGAGGAAGGCGAGCCGGCGGCCAAGGGCAACCGCGTGGCGCCGCAGCCGCTCGAGGCCCCGGTGGTGACGCTCGCGACGTGGGATGGCCAAACGCTGCACGTCGAGGCCACCGGGCCCGACGCTACCGACCTGACGTGGTACATGCAGCAGCGCGCGGCGGGGGCGGTCGTATGGGGAGAGTTGCAGCAATTCCCCGATTCCGACCCGACGGCAAACGTCGTGATCGAAACGACCAACGTACCGGCCGGCGCCGACGTCGAATTGCAGGTGCAGTATTCGACCGGGGACGGTCGGTATTCCCCGTTGAGCGAGCCTCCCACGACACTCTCGACCGCGCCCCCTATCGACCCGCCCGCCGAACCCGCGTAAGGAGCGGTCATGCCAATCACTTTCCCTACGTCTCGCTTTGGCTTTCTAGAGCAAGAGGTCGATATCGAGCGGCAAACGCTAAAGGGCGGCACGGCCCTAAGCGGCGAACAGGATATCACCTCGACGGACGGGGGTGGCCGCGTGTTCGCAGAGTTTGCCGGAGGGTCGCTTATCGACCGCGACAAAGTGCTGGCGTGGCGGGCGCTTATGGGGATTCTCGAGGAAGGCGTAACGCGCGTCGTCGTTCCTTTTTGCGACGTTCGCCATACCCCCTACCTCGGCAGCGGCAAACGCCGCGTCCCGCATTCCGACAAAACGCCCTTTAGCGACGGCTCGCTTTATGTCGGGAGCGGGGTGACGGGCCTTGTCGGAATCCCGATGGCGCCCCGCGCGACACGCGTATTTTTGAGCGCGGTATTGCGCCGGGAATTGGTCGGCGGCGAGTGGTTTTCGATAGAACACCCGAACAAAGGGTGGCGGGCGTATAAGGTGAAGCAAGTAATCGACGAGGGTTCGTTTACCTTTTCCCCGCCGATACGCGAAGCGGTGGACGCCGCAACGACTTTGGATTTCAACGAACCCCGGTGCCTCATGGTGCAGGACGGCCGCGCTAGTACGCGACTTGTCAACCGCAGGCATACCGAGGCGGCAATTCGCTTTATCGAAGCCCCATAGACTAGGGATATCACAATGGGAATTATCGCAGACCTGTTCCGGTCGGTTTATCGCGATTTTGTTACTGAAGGCGTACCGAGCAGCGGCGGGTACGAGCCGCCAAAGCAAGACCTTCGCGGCATCGGCGAGCAGATCGAGCGGTCGATTGGCGCAGCGTCGGCCGGCATCATCTTCTACGATACGGCGGCCGCCCGGGACGCGGACACCACGCGCGCAGTTGGAACGCTCGGCCGCGTGTCGAACGTCCCGACCATCTTTCGGTACACGGGCGGGTCGCCGCCTTGGGTTCAGGACGACGCGTACTATCAGGGCCTCGCCGCGGTCGTGGCGCCCGTGCTCGGGAGCACGCTCAACCCGCGCAGCGTGACCCTAGCCGACGACACGCGGAATCGCGTGCTTATCGCCAAGGGGGGCGTTTACCAGAACGCCGGGGCGGGCCTTTCCGGCGCGATCAAAATTACGCTGCCGGCCGGCGTCGATGCGCGGCAGATGGCCACGCGCGTCCGCGTGCTCGACCAATATACCGACCTCGTGTTTTCCGTAAGCGGGACCAACAACGTCGGCGGCTGGAATTACATGCGCGCCCGGGTCGACGGGGAAAGCACAATCGAGCCGAGGCACCCCGTACGGTTCGGAAACGACGGGCAGCGCGATTATTTCACCATTGGCAACGTCGATTATGCATTTTGGACGACGCTTGCGGTCACGATTTTGGACGTGACATTTACCGGCGGGCCGATCACCGAGACGTGGTTGGGCGACTGGGAAATTGAACTCGTCTTGAATTACCCGGGAACCGTGAGTGCGCCGATTGTTCCCGCGGGCGTAGTCACGACGGCCAACGTTAAATTCGACAATGGGCGAGTCGCCATGGCGCTCGGGCCGTTCTCTGCCACGGGCACGAAAGCCTCGAACTATAACGTCTGCATCGGGCCGTACGCGGGCGGTTTCCTCGACCAAGGCTTTAACAATACGCTGCTCGGCATGCAGGCCGGCGCCTCGCTTACGAACGGTTCGGCTAACTTTGCCGGCGGTACGCAGGCGCTCCAATACGCGACAACCGCAATCCAGAATACCGCAATCAATATTCACGCGCTCTTGTCGCTTATCGACGGGATCGGGAATATTGCTATCGGCGCCGGCACGATGGAATATCTGCTGCACGGCAATTACAACGTCGCGCTCGGCAATTATGCGGGCCGTGACGTGCAGGGCGACCGAAACGTATTCCTCGGCAACCGCGCGGGCATGACGTTGGTAAATGTCAGTGACAAGCTGCATATCGCCAACAACGAATTCGAGTCGCTGATTTACGGCGATTTCGCTGCGCGCACGGCGGGCGTGAACGGCAAGTTTACGGTCGATCAATTCCTGCTCAAAGACCTCAACCCGGCGCCCGCCTCGGCTACCGCGGCCGGTACAAAGGGCGAGACGCGATTTACTGCCGACTACGTGTACCTTTGTGTCGCGGCGAACAGTTGGAAGCGTACGCCGCTCGCGGCTTGGTAAAGGACACGGGTATGGACGGCGTACTGTCAACGTTGGTTGCGTCTGCAGAGAGGGCCCCGTGGGGATGGGGCCTCTTTCTCTCGGTATCACTTGCGCTTATCAAGGGTTGGCCGGCGATTGCCGACGCAACCCTAAAGGCGAAAATGGCACTCGGCGACCGGCGTACCTCGCGTATCGAAAAACTCGAGAGCAAAATCGACCAACAACGCGTCTCGTACGAGGCCGAGATTGGCGTGCTGCGTCACGGGCTCAACAACGTAACGGCGTGTCTTGACGCGCTGCTGCTGCTAATCGAGGCCGCCCCCGAGGCGGCCCGAGAGCACGCCGCTCGGGTGCGAAAAATGATGGCCGACCAAGCCGCTACCCAAGAGCGCGAAAAAGCGGTAATACGCGCGGCACGGATCGTTAGCGCCGGGACCGACGCCGCCGAGCCAACCGTGACCGGAGCGCCCACGCCATGACCGAACGCTTGACCGTACGGAAGCTGCAGACTCGACTCGGCGTGACCGCGGACGGGCAATTCGGCCCGCGCAGCAAGGCCGCGCTTTTCGCTCACCTCACCAACACCAAGGCGCCCGCGCTCACGTCGGCCGATTTCGAACGGGTGGCGGCCGACCTGCGCGCGCCCGTCGCTATCATTCGCGCCGTCCGTAAGGTCGAGGCCCCGCGGGGCCCGTTCGATGACCTCGGTCGCCCCAACCCCCTTTACGAGCGCCACGTATTCCGGCGCAATTGCGAGCCCCCCGGCCGGTTCGACCTCGCCGCCCCGCTCCTATCCGGCGGACCATACGGCGCGGGCGGCTACGGCAAGTTTTCGGCGCAATACGACAAGCTGGCGGCCGCGTGCGCGCTCGATCCCGAGGCGGCCTTTCGCGCGTGCTCGTGGGGCGCGTTTCAGGTGCTCGGCGAGAACGCGATTGCGCTCGGCTATGCGTCGGCGTTCGATATGGCGGTTGCTCTCACCAAGAGCGAAGCGGCGCACCTCGATTCCTTCGCGCGGTTCGTCAAGGCCAACCGGCTCGAGGACGAATTACGCGCCTGCCGGCCGGGCGTGCCGGATAGCTGCATTCCGTTCGTGTCGGTCTATAACGGAAAGGGCTTTCGTCAATTCAACTATCACACCAAATTAGCCGAGGCGGCGCTATGAGGCTTCTCGAATATCTCGACCGCGTGGGCGAGCGCCGGCTAGAGCGCGACCGGATCATGCCGCCACGCCCGCGCGACACGCGCATGTTGGTCGGAACGCTCTTTTTCCTCGGCTATTACGTGCTCGTTTTCACGATGTTAAAGGTCGTCATCCCGGCCGAAAATGCGCCCCTTGTGCGCGATAGCCTGCTCGTGCTCGGTCCCGTCGTCGGCGCTATCGGCTCGGCGCTTTTCCGCACCGACGTGAAAGACGAAATCGCCGCGACCAATACGGGCGCCGCGTTCCGCGCGGTCGGCGAGCAGGCAAAGGCCACCGTCGCCGCAGCCGCCACCACGCCGCCGAGCGCAGATGCCGGCGACGCAGCCGACGCCGTAGCCGAGGCCGCAAACAATGAAGCCGACCGGATCAAAGGGAACCCCGATGCGTAAGATTTTCACCGCCGCTCTTGCCGCCCTCTCGCTCACGGGGTGCGCCCTCGGGAGCCTGCCGAGCGTCCCGCCCCCGGCGCAGGTGGCGAACGCTACCGTGCTCGACGAGCAGGCCGCGCTCGGCGTCGAACTGGCGTACAAGGCGTTTCGTACCGCGCTCGAGGTGGCCGTTGACGCGGGCGTGCTGCGCGGCGCCGCGGCGAGCAAGGCCGCCGACCTCGACACGCGGGCCTACCTCGCGACGCTCGCCGTGCGCGGGGCGTACCGCGCGGGCAATGCGGCCAACTATGCCGAGGCCGTGACCGACGCGCGCGCAGCCATCACCGCGGCCCTCGCCGCCATCGGGAGCAAGTAAATGTTCGACCTCGCCACTTTCATTCGCGCCGCGCAGGCAATCGGCCCCGTCATCGCGCAGGCCCCGGCCGTCGGTCGGCTGCTCGAGGAAGCCCGGCAGGCCCTCGCCCCGACGGATCAGGCCGCGGCAAAGGAAGCGCTCGCCGACTTGATCGGGGACAATGACGACGGGCACCGCCGGCTGCAGGAGAAGCTTGCCGAGGCGGCCAAGCGCTAACCGATTAAGGGGGCCGCGGCCCCCTTTTTCCTTAGCGTGCGATATGATCGACGGGGCGAACTACGCGGCAAGCATCGCTTTTGTTCACGAACTTGAACGCCGCCTTTTCGGTTGGAAAAACGCGCACTGCCTTTTCCAGATCGTAGGCCGAGCCGTCCTCGTTCCAATCCAAAACTGCGAATTGACCGGAAACCATAGTTAGATTGCCGAGGCGGTTGCGAAGCCAAACCTTGCCGTCAAACTTAACTTCAATCCGTGCCATCGTTCGTTCCTCGTTGCGTTGCACCCTCTCTAGGGAAAGTTGACCGCACCGTCAACTATCCTTTTCGATATCTTTTACCGCGCCAGCCGCCCGAGGCGCGGATAGGCCAGTGCGCGCACCACGTCTCGACCGGCACCATAAGCTGCTCGACCTGCTCGATTGACCCCGCGCCTATCGGCACCTCAACCACGATTTCGTCGTACACGTGTAAGACGGTCGGATAGCCGGCCATGCGCAGTCGCTCGATGGCGCCGCGCAGAATATCGTGCGCAATGGCTTGGTCGGCATTCTCGTAAATCCGGCTGCCCCACGTCGCCATGCGGACCCAACCGAGCGCCCCGTATTTCGGGTTGCTATTCCACGTCATGTAAGAGATTTCGAGGCTACCCGGGCGGCGGCTCGACGGCTGAACGCGCGGATTCCAGTATTTGATTTCGCGCCCGCTCGGCAGCACCATGCGCAGGATATCGTCGCGCACGTAAAAGCCGATTTCGACCGGGAAAGGCTTAATGCCGGGCGGCGGCAGGGGGATATGATAGGTGCCCGGGTATTGGATCGCCTGAATAACGGCGCCCTCGATTCCGAATAGGTCGTTGACCCATCCGTACCCGTGCGGGTTCCGGTAGCGCTGCCCGCCCCAATGCGCGACAATCTGCGGCGACGCCTCGCGCCACGCGCGAATGATGCCCTCTATCTCGGCCGTGCTCTTGTCGCCCTCGGCCGGGTCGAACGCGCGCCACGCGCCTTCCCAACCGCCATAGCCTAGCGCCAACTCGGCGACCTTGCCGATATCCTGCCGGTGCGGGTGGTTTTCGCCGTGCTCGGCGGCATATGCCAAATACGCCTCGTACGTCATACCCGTGATTTTCGACGCCGAGGCTAGGTATATGTCCTTTTTCGCGCGCAGCGTTTCCTCGCGCCACGTCTCGCCCGATATCATGGCAGCAACGACCGCCTCGATTGCGCTATAATCGGACGCGATCAACTCGAGGTCGGGGCCGGCTTGAAAGAGGCCGCGAACGCACCCCTGAATCGCCAGCAAGGCGTCACCAAAAAACCACTCGACGAGGCCGAGGGAGCGGTGCGCCATAATCTCGAGAACGGAGGCCGCCATATCCGGCGACCATTTGCCCTTGCGGTCGATGGGCGGGCACGGGACCGAGCACCACGGGCAGGCCGTCGTCGCCTTTTTGTGCGGCTTTCCGCAGGCGCCGCAGGTCACAAGCTTAGGCCCGGCTTTCGGCAGGTTGAGCGGCTGCGGCCCCTCGCCCGTCGGCCGCCCGGTGCGGGCGCCGTGGTGCACGATGAGGTTGCGTATCCGGTCGTCGCTCGACGCTTGGAATTCCATAGCGTGCAGTTTCTTGACGCTCGCCGAGCCTATCAGACTGCGGATTTCGAGGATGCGTTTCACCGCGCGCGGCAGGGGCGCCACCGCCGGCCGCCCCGCGGTGGTGCTGCCATCGCCGTTTACGATGTACGGGGTCGGCGGGATGCCATCGGCGCGCTTTAAGTAGAGCTCGATTGTGTCGGCCTGCATATCCGGCAAGGTCACGCCGTGGCCGGCCATCCAACCGCGCAACTCGGCAAGCTGCCCCGGCTCGATTCCCCCCGTGATTTCGACGCATTCCTGCCCGTAATGCTCGAGCGCTTCCCCGAGCACGGCGATGCAGTCGCGAATGCCGGCCCGGTCGACGGCGAGCCCGCGGTGGTTTATCTCTTGGTCGATCAGCCAGAACCGCAACTCGTCGGAACTCATTGGCTCCATACGCTGCGCGGCGCCCTGCTCAGCCGTCACGTCGCGGTCGCAATAGGCGTACAGCCGCTCGCCATCCTCGGGGTCGTCGTCGGGCGTGATCCACAAGCGCGGGTCGCCCTTAGTCGGGTTCCGCGGTACGCTGAATTTGTTAAGGAGCCGCGTGCCGTCCTTATCCTTGCCCGAGGGCACCTCGAGCACGGTTGCGAGGTTGCCGAGCGCGCCGGGTAGGTTGTTGACGCGCGCGGTCGCCATGCTGCACCGCTGCAGGTACGGGTCGAGGGGCGGGAAGCCGTACCGCTTTACCGCGACGTGCTCCCATATCAGCCGCTCGAACATCGCATTATGCGCCTCGATGGGGCAGCCCGCGGCGAGGTGGTCGAACAAATCCTGCGGCAAGGGCAGCCCCGGCCGCCAGCGACGCACGCCGAGCGCGTCATAGGGGGCGAGGTCATAGGAGAGCGTGAGAATGTCCGTCGTCGGGTGCTCGGCGTAAACCGACGACCCGACGATTGAGAGGCCCTTTTTCGACTGCGGCGCCGATGGCAGGCACGTCCATTTGTTGCGCTCGGCGTCCCAAAGAAAACCCGCCTCGCTCTTGGTTTCAAAGTCGAACGTCGGGACGATTTGCGAAACGATCATTTCGAGACGACGGGCCCGAAACCATATTCCTGCAGCGTCGCCACGGCCATAATCAACTCGGTCGTAAGCGGCTCGTCATCGGGCGCGATCCATGCGGCGCTGCCGGGCACCCTATAGTCGTTAGAGACAAAACCGGCCGCGGTCATCGTGCGGTACGCCGCCTCGGCATCGGCGGGCAGGTCGAGGCCATCGGGCAGCGGCTCGCCGACCATATGGAACACGTGCCAAACGAACGGGCCGGCGTCGTACGTGCCAACGTAAACCCCATGACGGGGCAGCGGGGCGCCGGTGCCGTACACGACAAAACGGTGCGTCGCGCTCGGTCGGTCGTCGTCGACAATCGCCCATATCGTCGGCACGTTGAATGGATAGGGCCCCGGGTCCGACCGGAACCGCACGATTTCGAAGCCCTCGGGCAGCGTGACCTCGCACGTCGGGTCGTCGTGCTGAAACTCGAGGGCGGCTTTCCAGATACGGCGCATAGTGAAATCTCCTATCGGGCTATTGTCGCCCTTCCCCGGCCATACGCGGCCCCGCACCCGGGACCGAGGTTGACGCGCTTTCGCAGCGCAGGGCGACCATTACTTGACGAGGCGGCGCCCGAACCCGCCCCGAGGTTTACCCGGGGCGGGAGGTCGTTAAGCCATCATGCCGTTTGCGCGCATCGTGTCGTCGGTCCAACCCGCGGCAAGCATTGCCTCGTAGGTTGCACCGCCCGCGGCGGGGAGCATGACCGGACCGGCCGCGACGGGTGCGGGCGGCGGGGGCGGCGGGCTAGTAGGGGATGCCGTCGCAACTGGCGCAGAAGGTGCTTGCGGCGGGATAGAGGGGGATGCCGCAGGAGACGCAGCGTTTCCCATATACCCCGCGTACGGCGCCGGCGCGGGAGCGGCCGGTGGGCTAGTAGGCGCCGGTGAGGCAGGGACAGGGGG